GTTGAATGTGCTATCAAGAATGACAAATTATTTATTTATGGAGAAGCAACTACAAAAGCCAACATAGATTATGATGGCATAGCAAGAACGATTCTCAAAGATATAGGATATGAGAATGAGTTTCAAATAGTAAAAGAAATCTCACAACAAAGTCCAGATATCAATCAAGCAGTAGTAAAAGAAAAACTTTGTGCCAACGATCAAGGTATGGTATATGGATATGCCACAAACGAAACTGAAGAATATATGCCATTGCCAATCGTAATAGCACACAAACTGATGAAACAATACGATGCATTCCGTAGGGGAACAGATAATTTCTTCGCCGATGCAAAGAGCCAAGTTTCAGTTGTATATGATGATGACAAGCCAAAAGCACTTGGAACAATCATTATAAGTGTTTCGCATTCGGACAAACTTTCAAAAGAAGAAGTTCGAGATATAATCGGTAGTGAAGTTGCAAGTCCAGTATTGGCAGAGTATGCATACTTACTTGGAACTGATACACAACTTGTTGTAAATCCTAGTGGCAAGTTCACAATTTGGGGTTCATTTGGAGATAGTGGTTGTGTTGGTAGAAAAATAGTAGTTGATACCTATGGCGGTGTTGGCAGAGTTGGTGGTGGTTGTTTCTCAAGTAAGAATGCAACCAAGGTTGATAGGTCAGGTGCTTACTATGCAAGGTATGTAGCAAAGAATATCGTAGCATACGGATTTGCTGATAAGTGTGAAATCCAAGTTGCCTATGCAATAGGACTTGCACAACCAGTTTCAATCTGCATTGATTGCTTCGGAACAAATAAGAAAGACATAAATGACATAGCAAAATATGTTGATGACAACTTTGATTTCAGCCCAGACAATATCATAAAAGAACTTAACCTATTAGAACCAATTTACAAAGACACTGCTTGTTATGGTCACTTTGGTAGGGATGAGTTCCCTTGGGAAAAAATAAAAGAATAATAAACGAAAGGAATTCGGAAACGAGTTACTTTTTTCATAGGAGATAATATGCAAATAGAAAAAATGAATATAGCTGACTTAAAACCAGCAGATTATAATCCAAGGAAAAAACTGAAACCAGGTGACAAAGAGTTTGAAAAACTAAAAAAGAGCATTGAAGAGTTCGGCTATGTAGAGCCAGTAATCTTCAACAAGAGAACAAACACGGTTGTTGGTGGACATCAAAGACTCGAAGTAATGAAACACCTTGGATATGAAGAAGTCGATTGTGTAATAGTTGATATTGACCTTGATAAAGAAAAGGCACTCAACATTGCATTAAACAAAATAAGTGGCGAATGGGATAATGATAAACTGACTGACTTACTAAAAGAGTTGGATAAAAACGGAATTGCAAGTCTTACAGGTTTTGATGCTGAAGAACTTGATGATTTATTTGCTGGAACTGAATACAATGTTTCAGAAGATAACTTTGATGTTGGCGAAGCATTAGAAGAAATAGACAATAAACCATTCACACAAAATGGAGATATCTGGCACATAAAGAAACACAAAGTTCTATGTGGGGATAGCACAAAAGTTGATGAAGTGGAAAGGTTATTCCAAGACAATGAAGAAGCAAGTCTCGTTGTAACTGATCCACCTTATAACATAGATTATGGAAACAGCGAACAAGATAGAGCAAGGGCATGTGGTAAAGAGATAGAGAATAGAAGCATACTCAACGATAACATGGATGACGAGTCTTTCTACAAGTTCCTTTGTGGGTTCTATGAAACCACATACGGAATGCTTAAAGGTGGTGGAGCAATCTATGTATTCCACAGCACCAAAGAATCGGTAAACTTTATTGAAGCTATGAAACAAGCTGGTTTCAAAGTATCTCAAACACTAGTTTGGGTAAAAGACCATTTCACACTTGGCAGAAATGATTACCAGTGGCAACATGAACCAATCCTATATGGTTGGAAAGTAGTAGATGGAAAACCACATTACTTTATACATGATAGAACAATGGCATCAGTAATTGAAAGCACAAAAGACCTTTCAAAGTTAAAGAAAGAAGAGTTGCAAGATTTACTAACAAAGATACTTGAGAACTATCCAGCAGATATCATAAGAGATGCAAAACCATTAAAAAACACAGAGCATCCAACGATGAAACCAATCACACTATGTGGTAAGTTGGTAAGAAACAGCAGTAGAGAAAGAGAAATCGTATATGATGCTTTTGCTGGTAGCGGTTCAACCTTAATGGCATGTGAGCAATTAAATAGAATTTCATACAATACCGAGTTAAGCGAGAACTACTGCGATGTAATAGTAAGAAGATTTGTAAAGGCATTTGGTAGTGAAGAAATATACCTAGAAAGAGATGGAAAAATGATACCTTACAATGACACAAAATTGTGCGAAAATTAGTCATTTTCTTTCGGTTTTCACTGGATATTTAGGAACACTTGCGGTATTGTTGTGTTAGCCTAAGGAGGGCAAAATTATGGAAAAATGGTTGATGATCCTAGAACTTGACAAGACAACAAGATACTTGCTTGTAAGACAAGACAAGCATGAAGATGTCCACACTATCATAAACAACTTGGTGGATGAGTACGAAAAGGAAATGCCACCAAGACCACTAAACGAATATGTGATAGAGGGACTTGAAACATTATTCGATAAAGACATAGTCGAGCCAATAAAAATAGGTTCAAAACTAATAAGGGAGTCAGTAATATGATAAACAAACCTAAAATGGAAATTGACATAAGTGGTCCAGATGGAAATATTTATGTTATACTAGGAAAGGCAAGTCAAATAATGAGAAAGCTTCGTAGAATCAATGACTTCAACGAGTTAAGAGATAAGGTATTCGCATCACACTCATATAGTGAAGCACTAAACCATGTCAACGAATACATTACCTTAATAGATACAAGTGATAAGCAAATCCTAAAAAAGGCTATGAGAGGTGCATAATGGAAAACAACGAACAAGGTTGGCATTTAACAAAAGAACTAGATAATGAGTTCCATAAAGATGAAAACTTCGCAATTGAAATACTCGAAGCAATGGCAAAGTTCCTAGAACATAATTGGGGAATAACATGTGAAGAAGATTCCAAGATGAATGATAAAGCAGTTGAAACAGGAGATCCAATTATAGCAACATACGAAACCAGCAAAGGAAAGATATTCATCATATCGGAAAAAGGACACATGGTAAACACAATAATGTTCGCAAAAGATTATTAAAATTAAATAAATGAAATTAAGGAAAGCAAAAGGGCTTTCCTTTTTTCATGCAAAAATAGAGGTGCAAACAAGTGAATGAGTTAGAAGAAAAGGGAAAATCTCTTGCAGATAGGGCGGTAGCATTCATCCATTCCTTGAAACACACCAAGGGCATTTGGTATGGAAAGAATTTTGAATTATTGCCCTGGCAAGAAAAGATAACAAGAGATTTGTTTGGAACAATAAAACCAAACGGATATAGACAATACAATTCAGCATACATTGAAATTCCAAAGAAACAAGGTAAATCGGAATTGGCGGCGGCTTATGCATTATACCTAACTTGTGGAGATGGAGAATATGGAGCAGAGGTCTATGGTTGTGCGGCAGATAAAGCCCAAGCATCAATTGTATTTGATGTAGCAGTTGAAATGGTAAACCAATGTCCAGCATTAAGAAAAAGATGCAAGATATTAACAAGTTTGAAAAGAATTGTATATGAACCACTAAAATCGTTTTACCAGGTTTTATCAGCTGAAAGTTATACGAAACACGGACTCAATGTCCACGGAGTAATCTTTGATGAATTACATGCTCAACCTAATAGAGCATTATATGATGTTATGATGACGGGTTCAGGAGATGCAAGAAAACAGCCATTATTTATATCACTAACAACTGCTGGAACTGATAGAAATTCAATATGCTGGGAAGTTCACCAAAAGGCAGATGACATACTGCGAGGCAAGAAACACGATCCAACATTCTATCCAGTAATATACGGTCTAGATGAAAAGGATGATTGGACTGATGAAAAGAACTGGTATAAAGCAAATCCTAGTTTGGATATAACAGTGGATATTGATAAAGTAAGAGCCGCATTCAACAATGCCAAGGAGAATCCAGCTGAAGAAAACCTATTTAGACAATTAAGATTGAATCAATGGGTAAAACAATCAGTAAGGTGGATGCCAATGGATAAATGGCGAGAATGTGCTTTTGCATTAGATAAAGAAAGATTGAAAGGTAGACAATGCTATGCAGGATTAGACCTTTCAAGCACAACGGATATAACAGCACTTGTGCTAGTATTTCCGCCAGAAGATGAAGATGGTAAGTATGAAATACTGCCATTTTTTTGGTTGCCAGAAGAAACTTTGGATTTAAGAGTAAGACGGGATCATGTCCCTTACGATACTTGGAAAGCCAAAGGACTTGTGATGACAACCGAGGGTAATGTAGTTCACTATGGCTTTATAGAAAAATTTATAGAAGAACTTGGAACACAATACGAGATAAAAGAGATTGCATACGATAGATGGGGTGCTGTGCAAATGGTTCAAAACCTAGAGGGAATGGGATTTACAATAGTGCCTTTCGGTCAAGGATATAAAGACATGAGTCCAGCAAGTAAAGAACTAATGAAATTAACATTAGAAAAGAAATTAGCACATGGTGGCAATGAAGTCCTTGAATGGATGATTGATAACATATATGTAAAAACCGATCCAGCAGGAAACATTAAACCAGATAAGGAGAAATCAACGGAAAAGATTGATGGTGCTATTGCATTAATAATGGCATTAGATAGAGCTATAAGAAACGAAGGACCCCACGATAGTGTGTACAACGATAGAGGAATAATAATTCTATAAAATAAGTGAGATGATTGCATATTAAATATTTTTTTTGTATAATATTGGTATGAAAATATTTGATGATAATTATTATAATAATCCAAATGTAAATGCCTATTTAAACTGGAGAACTGATGCTCCAGAATTTTCTTCATTATTTGCTGTTGGTGCTGGTTTTTTGGGTTCTTCATTAATTCTTTTGCAATCTATTATTAATGATGGGAATTTTGCTAGTGAAGCTGATAAATATATATTTCCAATAATGTTTAATTTATGGCATGGAATTGAATTAATGTTAAAATCAGGCATTATATTAATAAGAACAATCAGTGGACAGTCAAAAGTGAATGATCTAATTGATCATAAAATTATTGTTTTATACAAATTATTTGAAGAAGAGTTAAACACTTATGGATTAACAAAACCACAAGATAGATTAAAATCATTAAAAGAATTATTGAATGAATTTGCTAGTGAGAATGTACATTTTGATGCTTTTAGATACCCATATGATAAAGATTGGCAGGAACAATTTTATAATATTTGTCAAGCAAATGGAATTGTCGAAAATAAATGTATTAATTTGTTAAATTTACAAATAAAAATTTGCGAAATAATTGATTCTTTACCAGGAACTATAAAATATTTTGAAGATAATATCATTTCAGATGGACAGGATATATCCTATATATGTGATGATACATATGAAAATTATATGCAAGATGATTTTATTAAAGAATATGATTATGATACAAAAGAAGATCCGATAAAAATTCTGATGAAAAAATTAAATATTATTATGTAAAAAAAGTTAAAAAAATAATAATTATATTAAACAGGTCTTGGTACCTGTTTTTTTTACACAAAAAAAGGAGGTAAGATGGGATTATTTAATAGAAGAAAGGAAAAGCGAGATATAGACCAGAAAACAGCCGACTTCATCAAAGGTGTTGACTTGCATACAGGTCAGTTGAGCCATAGTGGAGTTGATGTTGATGAAGAAGAAGCTTTGAAAATTACTGCGGTCTATGCTTGTGTAAAAGTCATAAGTGAAACAATAGCAAGTTTGCCTTTGAACCTATTAAAAGAGCTAACTAATGGAGATAGTGAGAAAGCAAAACAGCATCCACTTTATATGATATTGAAAGATATTCCAAATAGCGAGATGACAAGTTTTACTTTCCGAGAAATGCTAATGACAAACTTGTTATTGTGGGGAAATGCATACGCCCTTATAAAAAGAGATGCTAATGGTAGAGTAACTGAACTATATCCACTAAAAAGCAAAAATATGAAAGTGGAAAGAGATGCAGTTACGAACAAAATAAAATACACCTATACAAACAACAAAGGTTTAACAAAGACATATAGTCCAAAGCAGGTATTACACATACCTGCTTTTACTTTTGATGGGGTATTAGGTGTAAGTCCCATAACTTATGCTCGTGAAGCTATGGGGTTGGCACTTGCAACCGAAGAGTTCGGTGCAAGGTTCTTTGGAAACGGAGCAAGACCAGGTGGAGTATTAGAACACCCTGGCGTGTTAAAGGATCCAGAGAAACTACGAGATAGTTGGAATAAGGTCTATCAAGGAACAGCGAATTCGCATAAAGTGGCAGTCCTTGAAGAGGGCATGAAATACCACGAAATAGGTATGAGTCCAGAAGATAGCCAATTCTTGCAAACAAGATCATTCCAACTAACCGAGATATGCCGAATATTCAGAGTTCCACCACACATGATTGGAGATTTGAGTAGAAGCACATTCTCGAACATTGAACATCAATCCATCGACTTTGTTGTTCATACAATACGCCCTTGGTTGGTTCGCTGGGAACAAGCAATTCAAAGGCAATTGCTGAACGATGAAGAACGAACAATATACTATGCGAAATTTAATTGCGATGGGTTGATGCGAGGGGATTTCACAACTCGAATGAATGGATATGCGATAGCAAGACAAAATGGTTGGTTATCAGCCAACGAAATAAGGGCATTAGAAGATATGAACAAGATACCTAGCGAACAAGGTGGAGATTTGTACTTGCTAAACGGAAACATGATTTCAGCTGTAGAAGCCAATCACAATGGAGGTGCCAGTAATGAAATAAAGGAAGGAGGAGCAAATGAACAAGGTAGCGGACAACCAAATGGAACGCCGAACT